TTCTTAAATTTAATGTAACCTGTGTGTTTCCTGTTTGTGATATAAAGTCAGGCACAAATCTTCTTATCTTCATTAAGAACTCGCCATCTCCTCTAATATCTGCCGTGCCTGTCGTAGCTCCTCTTGCTACTCTTTGTGTAATATCAAAATCACCAGATAATATATTAGCGGTAACTGCTGTTACTGTTCCACCTTTGACCTGGTCTGTCCCTGTTTCGTGTTGATAGTATGTTGTAATACCATCCGTATTACCCTGCACATATGTAGATGAAGTGGCTGGTTCAACACCGTCTGCATCATATTCCATAGCGTGTGGTTTACCAAACACAGCAGAGTCTGCCCAAGCTGTTCTAGCTAGTGTACCCACTGTCCATATTGGTCTTTCTGGTGATGAATCTTGATAATTATAACAAACCATTTTATTAACAACAGCAGAGTTAGCCGTTGGATAAAACCACATAATCTCACCAAATAAATTATTAAGTCCTGCTGCAATCATTTGATTACCAGAATCCAAATT